GAAAAACCGGGCCGGCAATCCTATCCCGCCAGTCTATCCGATGATTGCCTGCAATCCTGATGCGGAAACACACTGGATTTGGCGACGGTTCCATGAAGAAAGTTCAGAATGGAAAGAGCGATATGAGCCATTAGGCTATCGCATGATTTCCATGTCCAGCAGGGAAAACAAGTTTCTTCCGAAGCAGAATCTTGACGAGATGCTGCGTAAGGATGACAGTTTTGTGCGGCGGTTTGTGGATGCCAAGTGGGGCATCCCTGAAGGCCAGATTCATAATGTCAGAGAATCGAGCCTGATTCCTGGCACACCGGCAATTGTGGAGTACATCAAGCAGCGATCGGTCATGCACATGACGATGGATCATGGGGATGCTGCTCCCACGTGCGTGATTGCCTGGGCGGTGGATCGTGGCGGGAATTTGATTGGGATGTGGGAGTATTACAAGCCCAATCTGCTGGTTTCCGATCATCGCAGAAACATTGCCGTGCTGGCTGGTGGTGACAAGTTTCAATTCAAGCTGGCCGACCCGTCGATTTTCTATAAGACCATGCAGAAGTATGGTGGGCGGTGGTCATTCTCGGATGATTATGCCGACCGCAACGTGAATCATGGGTTTGATCCTGATAACGCAATTTTCTGGAACCCGGCGGATAACGATGAGATGGGCACACGGAACCTGATTAACGAGTACCTGCGGCCTCAAGGCAATGGTCAGATTCATCATGGCCCGGAGCAGAGTTACGGGAATCTGGTGGTGAAGGCTGGGGAAGAGTTGCCGCGCGTGCATCCCATTACCGGTGAATATGGGTATTGGCCCCGGCTGTTTTTCATTACCAAGACGGCGGATTGGCCCGATGGCTGCGATAAGGCGGTGCTGCATACGCGGTCGCAGCGCAGAGAGCGTGTTGGCACGGAATTAGGCAAGCCAATATTCTCTGATGAGCGTGATACCGGCATTCCTGACCATGCCTATGATCCAGTGCGCTATATGGTGTCGTCGCGGGCGGCTGGGCCGGGGATCAAGACAGCGACTTATGCGGAAAATTCCTTTTACGGGGTGAGAGATAAGTTGGAGCGATTCAAGAAGCGTGGTGGCTGGCGCAAGCTGGCAGAGAGAGTGTCTCTTGGCGCGTAAATCAGAAAAAGAGCGTGTGGCGGAGTGGCAAGGTCGCATAGACTCCGCGAACAAAGTGTATAAAAAGTGGGAAGAGAAGTACCACTGCAAGGATTTGGAGCAGTATTATCTGGGACATCAATGGTCCCCTGAAGAAGAGCATGACGAGCGCGGCAACCGCCGATACACGATCAATCTGGTGTTTCCGACCATTGAGACGCAACTACCCAGCCAATTGTTTTATCATCCCACATACAGTATTCGGCCAGAAGCGACGCTATCCGATGATCCCGGTGAGTTTGCCGAAGCACGGGCGCAATTGCAGGAAATGACTCTGAATGCCATGGTCCGTGATCGCCGGTTGCATTTTAAGGCGGAGACGGCCAGAGCATTGATGGAATCAAAGTTCCGGTTTGGCATGATTGAAGTTGGCTATAGCGGCAACTACTCGGATAACCCGGATGTTGGCAAGCCAATGTTGAATGAAAAAGATGAGGAAATGCGCGATTCTTCAGGCGCGGCAGTGTTGCAGCCGGAACAGATATTGCGCTCCGAGGCACTGTATTTCAAGCGTATCCCAGCATGTCAGTTCAGGGTGAGCGTTAAGGCTCATAACGAGCTGGAACGCTGCGATTGGGTTGGGTATTATGAGTGGCAATACCCCTCCGACATAAAGAAAAATCGGCGGTATCGAAACACCACTGGCTTGAAGGCTACGGGCAAGTTGGCGGATGAGAATTCTGCGTCAAGTTACGCGGATGCCGATCAGGAAAACGAACTGCGCAATATGTGCAAGGTGTGGAAGATTTGGGACTTGCGGACGAAGGTCCGGCGCGATTTTACCGATGGCAATGAGAAGTTCCTGCTGGAAGAGCCGATGGATGAGTGGGAAGATGGCCGGCCTGTCGTGCCCTTCGCTCCGCTCGTTCCCCTGCCCATCAATGACGAGTTCTATCCCTTGCCGGTAGTGTACAACTGGATGTCCCCGCAGGATGAATTGAATGAGACGCGCGAGATGCAGAAAGTGCATCGTCGGCGGTTCAAGCGGAAGTTTCAGATGCGTGATGGTGGATTGATTGAAGGGGAGATGGAAAAGTGGGAGACTGGCGGCGATGGCACAATCATCAAGACTGCGCTCGATCAGCCCATCCAGCCAATTCAGGATGCTCCACTAGACCCTGCCATTGTGCGCAACATTCCGTTGAGCAAGGAAGATTTCAGGGAGATTTCAGGAGTGAGTGGCGAGCAGCGCGGCATCGCCGATGCTGATACAGCGACGCAGGCCAACATCATTAGCGTGGAATCGAAGATCAGGGAGACCAAGGCCAAGGACCAGATTGCTGACTGGCTGGGAGTGATTGGGACGCTGGCGCTGTACTTCCTGAGAAAACGCATGACCATGCCGATGTGGATTCAGATGAATGTAGACCCCAGTTCGCCATTGGCGCAGTTAGAGGTGGTGCGCGTTGGGCAACTCTATCAGCAAATTCAGGCGGAAGATTTGGATGGCGTGGTTACTAGCATTACCGTGGATGTGGAATCTCTTGCGCCTATCAATGAGACGGCGGAGCGGCAGGACTTCATTCAAATGCTGCAAATCGTTGGTGACCCGGTGCGTGGTCCAATGATTCTTGCAAATGAGACGCTGCTGCGGAAGTTGTGCCGGACGTTTCATATTACGAGTGAAAAAGAGATTGTGTCCTTGCGTGATTTTGGCGTTCAGGCATTGCAGATGATGATGATGGCGCAACAGGCTCAGTCGGGCGGTGGCGGCGCGCCTTCGCAGGGTGGGCAGGCCGCACCGGGACCAACGCCAGACAATAACGAGATTGCCGGACAGATTCAGAAACAGCTTCCAGCGTAGGAGAGCATGGCCAACGAACCAGCTTACGGCTCCATGATTATCGCGGCAGTTAAGCCGAACCGCAATGCTCAGAATGAGTATGTAACCATTCGCGCGGTCATTGACGATTCCTACGACCCGCCACGCCTGCTCGTTCACATGCTGGGCAATACCAATGCGGCGTTGCCGGGAGTCTACACGGAGAAACTGGAATATTCCGGCGGGCTGCTGATCTATCAGGGGTGGACGGCGCCCGGCACGGCAACCTCGGCGGCGGGTTGGGCGATTGTGAAGTATACCTACACGGGCACGGCGGTAACCGATAAGCAGTGGGCTGGCGGCAGCGTGGCCTTCGCGCAGATTTGGGATGATCGGGCGGGGCTGACTTATGCTTGAGAAACTTCTGCACTGGCTTTTCCCCAAAACCATCAAGATGCTTTTAGATGCCGGCGTGGAGACTCGTCAGTTGCGCGCGGAGTGGAATGTGTTTCGGTCCCGTGCGCGCATCTGCATGGCAAAAACCGATCAGGCTACGGTTGCGCTGCTGCGCGTATCAGGGAAAATGCTGGTGGCGGCGAATGAAGCCGTGCGGATTGATGGTGATCTGCTCAACGATGCGAAAGCATTACGCCACGCGGCGTCCATTGAGGAAAGCCTCTTAAGGGAATTGTTGGAACATAAGCCGATGACTGGCGGACGTAGTGTGCCATTCCCGTCTGTCGCGCGGGATCGGAGTTTCCCACGATGAAAAAAGTTCTGATGGGTATGCTGTTGGCGTGTGGGGTCGCCGCCGCTCAATCGCCAACCAGAATGGATTTAGCCTTCTACGATGGCACGGAGGCTGGTTCCGGGAATCCTTTGCATGTGAATTGCACGGTGGGCTGCTCTGGCGGAACGCAGTATGCCGAGGACACCGCGCATGTCAGTGGCGACTCGGTAACGCTGGCGGGCGTGTTGCAGCAGACCGCCGATGCCGCCATATCGACGGACCTTGACCGCTCGCTTTTGCAGGTGGATGCTACTGGCTGGCTGAAGATCAATTGTAAGGTCGGATGCGCCGGTGGAACGCAATACACCGAGGATGATGCTGCCGCGGCGAATCCTGTTGGCGCGGCACAATTGCTTGTCCGGCAGGATACCCCTGCCACGCTGGTTACGACTGACGGCGATAACGTGGCTCGCCGTGGGACGAACTATGGCGCGGCGTACACGCAGGTGGTTACATCCGCTGGGGCGTTCGTAGATACCTTTGGCGGCGGGACGCAGTATGCGGTTGATGCGGCGCTGGGTGCAACGCCTACCGGCACGCTGGCCATTGCCATTCGAGATGATGCGCTTTCCGCGCTGACCCCTGTGGATGGCGATGCGATTGGTGTGCGCGTGGATGCGAATGGAGCTTTGTGGGTTATTCCTTCCGGGACAACGATTGTTGGCGACGGAGCGGGCGCGTTAAACACCATCGTTGATTCTGGAACGCTGACGGCGGTAACGAGCATTACCAACACGGTTACGGTATCAGACGGAGCTGGGGCACTCAATGTAATATGCGACTCCGGCTGTGCTGGCGGAACACAGTATGCTGTGGATGCGGCGCTTGGTGCCACGCCAACCGGCACGCTGGCTATTGCC